TCCTTTTGTGTATATTTATTTATAATAATTAAAGTTTTGATAGAAAATTTTCAAAGAGGCGAATAGCCACTTTTTCAACATCTTTTCTTGGGGCTCTTTGAATTGCTTGTTTCGTTCTGTCAATATCAACTTCAACAAAACGTCCTTCAACAAATAACCATTCTTTGTTTTCCATGATGCCGTTTACGAATGCACCTGGTGCTGATGGATCGGCAACAATATCGGCAGCTGTAGCTAAACGAAAATCGCCACCAACAATATTAATTCCGTCTTTACCAGGAATCAAAGAACCCATGCCTCTCGAAGAAACACCCAAACTAACTCCAGAATCAATAAAGTTCTTTACAATGTTGCCGTAAGGTGTTTCAAGAATTTGTGCTTTGCCAATGAATACATTGCCATCTTCTTTAAGAGAAATAATTTTGTGTGATACACGCTCAAGATTTAATGTTGGTGTATCTGGATGACCTAATTCTCCCAAAGCACGATTTGTCATAATGTACTCTTGGTTATATCGGCCAACTTCTTCTCGTAGTGTATCCATCTTGTACATTCTACGATTCTTGTTAGCTTGTTCTCCAACTAGAAAGACACCTTCAATAAAAAGGTTTTTCTTTCCGTTTTCTTTTACTTCAGTAATATACTGAACGTCTTCAATTGTTTCTGTAATTAGTTTCATAGTGGTGCACCTGTTTCTGCATCTACAGAATATGTTGCGGTTTTGCTTACTACTAAAATTAAAGTTCCGTCTGTTCCAGAATTTGTAACATAAATGTTTGAAGATGCATTGCTACCAATACTCATATCGTATTGAGCAAAAGGTATATCATTTTCACCAAACATTGTTAAAATAGGAACACCAACACCTGGTCCACGATAAACAATCCATTTACCATCTGAAGATGATGTTAGATGAGTAATTGATGCCCCAGTAATTGTTTCTATAGCAGTGTTAACTGATAATGCACTCAAGTTAATATAAGTTGCAGTGTTACCTGTAACACGTATCACTGATTTCGATCTCTTTGAATTTGTAATTTCTAGTGGCATTTTATTTTATTCCCATTGAGGTGCGGCGGCGCAAAGACATTTTTCTTTTCAGTAATGTTCTATTCAACTTTGCTCTTCCTTTAGTTTTCCAATATCTCTTTAACTTTCTTGATTTCTGGATTCTTGCCATCGCAGGAATTCTCTTAACAGTATTACCAGAAATTCTAAATCCTTTTATTGCTGAACGTCTTACATTGCGTTGAACAATAATTCTACCCTTTGCGTTGCGTCTAATTCTACGGCGAATCTTTTGGATTCTACCCATACGTTGAATGTTTGCTTCATCAATTACTTCAACTTCTTCATATATATCGGCAGCAACTGTTCTCTTTATTTCTTCTAATCTTTTAGATGCAACTTCATTTAAGCGAGTAAAAAGTTCTTCTTTCGCTTCTACGAGTTTATTTTCTAAGATTAAATTAATTAGTCTCATTTAGCTTTACTGAATGCAAAGTCTGATGCTTTGGTAAAATGTGCTGGCGACTTATGTACCATATCAGCAAACTTCTTTTTGTTTTCGTCATTCAATGCTTTATGTACTTGTGTCAAAGCTGATGCTGTGAAATGGTCAACTTTACGGGTTTCGCCAGTAGCAAACTTTACAGACTGTGCAGACTTACCAGCAACAATCTTGTGTAGAGTATCCATAACTGCTTCTTCAATTACTTGTTCGGTATATTCAACTTCTTCGCTTTGAGTATTACCAATGTTTGTCATTGTAAATGGAATAGCAAATTCTTTTTTCAATTTCTGATTATAATATATCGCAACTCTTACATTGTTTGGATACATGCGAACCGCAGTTCTCTTTAGTAGAAGAATGAATGGTGGTTCATTATGCAAGTCTTCTGATATTACTTCTATTTCTTCTTTAATGTTATCTGCCGGTAATGTATTCAAAGCGTCACCAACTTTAACTCTGTGGGCTTTTACTTTTCTACCAGTAACATCAAGTTTGAAATCTGCTGTGTCCAACAAACCTTCTGATACTGCTTTACGTGCAGTACGATACATTTGTGGATTATTCGTAATCATATCTACCATTTTGGTAAACATGTTTTGAATGATAGCACGATCCGCAGAAGAAAAGTTTGGCTTCTCCTCTGACATTTTACCAAGAATTTGATGTAGTCTTTGAAGTTGTGCTTTGTTAGCCAAGCCTGCACGAACTAATGCATCAAACTTTGTAAAGTCTTGCTTTTCTTCTTCAACAACAGTTTTAAATTCTTGTAAAGATTTCATTGTTCTTCTTGCGTTTCTACTTCTTGTTCTCTACCATTAAATAGTGTTGAACCAATTTCTTGTTTCTTTGCACCTAATGCTTCAAATGCTTTTGCAGAAATCAATTCTTCTAAAGCTGACTTAGCTTCGGCACTTTCACCAGCACCAAGCAAATCTATAAATTGTCTTGTGTCCATAATTACTCCTTTATTACCTATTTATTACTCTTCCGAATCTCTTTACAACACTATCTAATTCTGGTGTTGAAGATTCTTCTGAGCCTGTTTCTGTCACGTTATCTTCTGGCGGAAATTGTTCTGGTGTAGCTTGGTCTTGTTGTTGCATATCTTGTTGCATTGGTTGACCATCAGCGCCGGGTTGTTGTACCTCAGGCTCAGAATCAATTTGCTTTTGCATTTCTTCCATTTCATCTTCTGTCAAATGCAACACATTTTTCTTTACCCATTCTTGTGAGTAGTAGCGACCGACATATGGATCAACTTGCCCAAGCATTTGTAATCTATTCTGCATCAATTCTGCATCACGCAATTCTGTAAAATGATTATCTTTTTTGTAGTCGTAGAAAATACTTTCTTTAAATTCTTCCCATTCTTCTTGAGTGCAAATACCCTTTAATGATAATTGAACTTTAAGAATATGGTCAAATACTTGGGAGAACTTGTTACGTAGTTTTGTGATAAACTTCATAAACTTCAATTCATCACGGGTAACCTCAGTACTTCTACCAAGCCCCACCATACCACCGCCTTGTGGCTCAAGTCTTGAGTATGGAACATTCAATGACTGTAATAGTTTCTTTTGAAAGTATTGTACGTCTTCCATTTGACCAAGATTCTGCCCAGCTGGTAATGTAGTAATCTCTGTACCTTTACCACCTTCACGGCGAGGTAACCAAAAGTCTTCAAGCATAGACATGTGTTTACGGTCATCACGCAATTCGCCTGTCTGTGCATCATAAACAACTTTGTTCTTATACTTAACCATAACATCACGTAAGTATTGTTCAGCTTTACCTTTCGGTAAATTACCTACGTCAATGTAAAATACTCTGCGCTCTGGTGCTCTTGAAACACGATAGATAACAATCGCATCTTCAATCATACGCAATTGATTGAGTGGCTTAATTGCTTTGTGTAGATATGAAATAACGAATGTATTCTTTGCATCCATCATTCCAGAATTAACATTAATAACCGAATCTGGTGCAATTCTTAATCCAGAATTGACGCTTGCTGTATAATTTTGTACTGTTGTACCTTTGTCATTATAAACATAGTACTCCGCCATAGACTTAATAATATCTGCGCCAGTTTTTAAATCTCGACCTTTTTGTATCTCACGTACTTTACGAATCTTACGCGGATCAATGTATCGCAATTCTTGAATACCTTCTTTTGGATTCTTTTCATTTACAATAATATGATAATAGATTCTTCCATCAATGTACCAACGACGGAAAATATCATCAGCCATATTGGAGAAGTTTAGCATTGATAAAACATTATCAAATTCTTCTCTGATTTTTTTCTTAATAGTCTCTGGTTGTTTCAATTTATCTAATACAATATCAACAACTGTGCCATCATCATCATGAGTTATAGATTGGTCAACAATCTCGGTAATTGCCATATCACACTCTGGGTGATTGGACATTTCACGATAACGGGTAATTAATTCTAGTTCATTACGTACAGCACCTTCTAGATCAACATATGTACCGTAATGAGCATTTTGAGTGATAGTTACGGCACCATCATCCAATGCTGATGACGGAACTGCAAAAGATGCTTGTTCAGGAGTTTCCTTCTGAATAATATCCTTTTCGCCAATTGTGAAGCCGAATAGTTTTATAGCCACTTTGAGTTTCCTTTACATTATAAAAAAGAGGAGAGCCTAGACTCCCCTCTCACTTAGACTACTAAGTCCTCTACTGCTTCCCACCATTGATAGGTGAGGTTTACAGTAAATTCTTCAATCGTATCATTAGAACCCCAATCAACATCAATTGTAGAAAGGTCAGTTGGAAACAAACCAATAAATTTATACTTCTTCAATATTCCACCACCTTTGCCATACTGACGAACTTCTCCATCTGTTGTATAGCCTAGTGGCGTTGATGCGGCCGGATTTCTAACATTCAATGAATGGCTATTTAGACCATTCATCCAACGTTCAAAAGCATTACGAATAACAAAATCTTCATCATTAATAACTGTGATAGACCAATCTTGAAAAGTTCTATTGCCTGCAAATTTTAATTCACGACCAAAGTATTGAACGGGAACAGAATTTACAGTAGACCCTGGCAGTTGAGCAGTCTTACACATGAATGAAAGTTTTGTTTGTGCGGTTCCAGGCAATGAGAATGCTGGAAATGGAAGCGTAACCTCAAATAAATTTGGGCGGGCTCCATCTCCTTGCATCTGAGAGCGGAATTCGTTAATGTTAAATGCCATTTAAGTTTCTCCTATCTCTCTATTTATTAAACTCTTCCAACAATTTCTTCAAATGCTACACCAGTGCGAACAGCGGTGAAATTCAATTGAATGAAGTTGATAGAACGAGCAGGTTTGATGTAAATATCGCCAACAAATTGATTTTGGTCAATAACTTCTGCGGTGTTGTTTGTATTATCACACACAACACGGAAATCATAAATGCCGCGGCGACCTTGTACATCACGTAGGTACGGTTCAACTAGATTTACAAAAGCGGCTCTTGTAAATTCATCATTGAATTCGAACAATGAACCTCGGGCTGCTTTAGCAATAGACTTTTCTAGAACGATAAACAAGCGGCGAACATTGATTCTATCAAATGATGATCTTGGTCCAGCAAATGTTTTGTCTCCATAAAGAATTGTTCCTTCGCCAGGGAAAGTAACAACTGGATTTACACCATCTTTATACAACAAATCTCTTTCAGCTTTGGTTGGGTTCCAAGAAAGTCTTACGACATTTTTGATAACACCACGATTTAGACCGGCTGGTGAGAACCACGGATCACGTTCTACGTCTGTGCGTACACATAGACCAGCGATATCGCCGTTCAGTGGTACCCAACGATATACGTCATTGTATTTGTCGTATTGATATTTCCACCCAGAGTCAATAACAGCATATGAAGATGAGGTAATTGTATTAATTGTAGTTTCAATATCTGATACTTCTGAACCATAGTTGTCTATAACATCAGTAGATTTAGGTGATATGAATACTAAACAATCTTTACGACTTTCTGCAATAGCAATTAGAGCATTAGGAATAACACTAGTTTCTGTTCGTCCTGCCATCAATAGAGAAACATCAATTGAATCTGGATTAGAGAATTTACCATAAGCGTTTGCAGTTTGACCCGGTGTCGAATCTTCATAAATGCCACCAGACAACTGAACAGTGGTTCCAACGAGTGATGTATTACTAATCGCAACTGTCAAATTGGCACCTGTTCCAGTAATGTTTGCTGTATTTACAAAACCTGAGGGTAGTGTTATATAAGAACCAACATTTGCTGTAGCAATACTTAGTGAAACTACGTTACCAGCTCCGTCAGTTGTTACTGTTGCGTTTGCTCTGAATCCTGTTGTTGATCCTGTGGTTATTGTACCGCCCAGAATTTGAACAATATCTCCATTAGCATATCCATTACCATCAGAGTTAATAGATACAGATTGAACTTTACGTATAACGTGGCTATCAAAAACTTTACCATTTGCTGTTGCGGTACCCCATGCGGTGGTTGAATTTGCAGCCGCTGAAGGATGACCATTAAACCAAACATATTTTGATTTACTGTTTAGAACATTTTTGTAATAGTTGCTTGTTCCATCTGAATTTTTTGCGTCAGATGCTTTAGAAACAAAATCAAATTTTTCTAGGATTGTTCCTTGAGTACCCGAAATTTTTCCACCTGCGTCATAAACGACAATGTGCATTTCGTCTAAAGTGGATCCAGCTGCCGTAGCAAAATTTGATGTTGCAGGAGCCGCATCAAAATTATCACTATATGACCATGTTGCATATGAACTAGCATCTGCTAAAGAAACACCAATAGAGTTTCCTAACTCACCTGGGTACTTTGCAACAAAGAAGTTTGTGTTTGATGTTGGTGTAATTGAACTGTCGTAATGAGTTTCATTTTTAATCAAAACTGCACCATTAGCTCCAGCATTAATGCTGTTTGCTCCTATAGCCCGAACGACTCTTAAGTCGCTTCCATATGATAGGAAGTTAGCTGCGGTAAAGAATGTTTGGAATGTATTTGCGTCTGGTTTGCCGAATCTATCTGCTAGTTGAATTTCGTTGTTGATAATTGTAACCTCATCAACAGGTCCCCAAGCAAAATTACCGGCTAAACCACCAACCGTAGTCGCAACAGAAGGAACAACTGTTGTCGAATCTACTTCGGAGACATTAACTCCTGGTGATAATTGGAAAGCCATTTTGTGTTCTCCTTTTTATTATTATAGAACTAAATCGTATTATCTATTTATGTTTTTATAAAGTTGACGATAGATAACCTCTGCGCTGGGCTACAGTCCAGAGGTCTTCTCCGTCAAAATGTTTTTCTTCTTCTAAGCCGTCATCCAAAATGCCTATAGGTAGTGATTCTTCTTCCAATTGAAGATTTCGTTCTTCCAAAAGTCTTTGTCTAACATCCGAGTTTGTTATCTCTTTGAAGAAACTTTGTGCTGTCAACCATGAAAAAAGTACCAAGGTCATTACAATATCATCATTATTACCTTCTTCGGCTTTATAAGAATCTTTATCTCTTACGAAGGTATTTAGCTCCGCGATGGTGTCAAAGTCTGTAGTAATGAGTTTGTCCATTTCTATCAAAGTTTTCAGATTGGAACAACCAATCTTTTTGACAGTTTTGGATGTTTTGACACCATAAGATGCACCCTTCTTAAAGCCACTAGCAATATGTTGCCCCTTAATGTCGTGACTTTCAATGCGGAAGATGTTTTCATACTCCAAATCATAATGTAAAATGTCAACTACTTGTTGCCCAACGCTATTAGTTTCTACCAATATCCAAGCACGATTGTATTTGTTAGCAAGATTATAAACATAAGTTGGAAAGATAAATGCTGACAGTTTATTATCTCTAAACTTAGCTACGTGTTTGTATGGCAATTCAGTAACGTCAATAATTGAGCATACCGAATAGTCTAGTCCAACACCTTCAGCACAATCCACAATGGCTATGTAAGTATGCCCCGGTTTTGGTGATTCGTAAATGTCTAAGTATTCTTCTTTTTCTACTGGATTGTTAAACGTAAGCATCTTGAGTTTAGCGCCAGGAATCAATGTCGCTGATGAACCAATAAACTCGGTTTCAAACTCTTGCCTGAACTGTTCTTCACTGGTGTTTCTAATCGTTTCTTCACGCCAGGTTGCATCTCTTCCTGGCACCATAGACCAATGAACTTCAAATGGCACATATAATGAACGCTGTTCAACTGCATCTGTCCACATCTTGTAAAACTGATTCAATCCATGTGGCGTTGAAACGATAATAACTTTTGTGGTTTTACCGGACGAGATTACCGGATAAGTGGAAGTAAAGAATTCGGCTGCAATGTTTTGTGGAACGAAAGCAAACTCATCCAAGAATACTAGATTGTATGTTCCTCCACGAACACCAGATGCGTTTGTTGCGTAAGCGGAAATCTCAGAACCATTCTCAAGAACGATGTTGCCCTTGTTCCATTCCATAATGCCTTGTTGCATCCACAATGGAAGATATTCATATGAGTATTTGATACGACCAAGAATGTCACGGGCTAAGTCGCCTTTGTTCGCTAAAATCGCAATCTTGTAGTCATCTGTAAACAAAACAGCCCAAAGCATGTAACCTGCTGTGGTGGTTGTTTTACCAACTTGTCGTGGCATCTTAGCAATAGAGAAACGATTGCTGTGGAAACCACGAACCATCTCCTCTTGAAAGTTCCACATATCAAAAGGAATTAAACCCAAGTCTACGTTAACAATCTTTACATAATTTTTAATGAAGTAGACTGGATCTTTAATGCACCGAGTAATCTCAATTAATTGGTCATTGGTGTACTCAACTTGTACGCCAGACCGCTTTAACTTTGGATTACCTAAATAACCACCGATTGACATTACTTAATAATGCTTCTTAACATCCATGCTTTCTTTTGGTGAGCGCCCAAAAGTTCTTGCAAGAAGTTGCCAATCGCTGGCTCATCTGCTTGTTCGGCGGCAACAATACCAGCACGGAGATGGATTATGAATCTATCGTTATCACGTTTCAATTCTGTCATCATAGCAAGTGCCATAGGAATGTTTTGTGATTCTTCTAAGTCAGCTAATTCCAACATTCTTTCTAGTGAACCTGGAGCATAACTGTCTAATTGACGGATATGTTCCGCAATAAGATCGTTTTGATTGAAAACTTCGGTGTAGAATCCATTAAGAAAATCGTGATATTGTGGAAAATTAGCACCCTCAATATTCCAATGGAAGCCATGTGATTTTAGATACAGAGCAAAATTGGTACCCAAGATTACTTTTAGTTGTTGAATTAGTTGTTCCATTTTATCCTACTTGTTTAATTTGTTTAATTAAATCTCTTGTTGAGCCTACGAATACAGCTTTGTCTACATTCACTACAGTCTGTTCTTTAACTGGTGACAAATCTCTTTTTCTCTTTTGCAACTCAAGTAAATCTTTATTAATGTCAGACATATTTTTAATTAGCGTGGCTGCAACTTCATATGCTCTTGGATGATCCGTTGCTTTTGCTACCATAAGAATATTGTCTACAGCAACTCTACCTTTTTCTGCTAACTCACGAATATTATTTCTTGCAAATTCAAAATCCGAATCCACATCTGTTGGAACAATTTCAACTATAGAAGATTCGTCTTCTGCTAGTGGTTGAACTCCAAAGATGTTGGATAGATTTTCATTTGATTTCATTATAATGTATCCGGAAACTCTGTTATGACTTCTGTGAAGCCATAGTTATCAGTTGTATTTGCACCAACTGGATCAGGTGTTGTTACAATGGATACTGTTTTTATTGGATTCAAATCTACAGTATCTATAGTGTAATAAGCATTTGAGTAATCACCAACAATAACATCATTTTCATCTAGTAATTCAGTCAAGTCCGAAACAATTAAAGTGCCTGTGCTGTTGTTGGCAAAATATACAACTGTTCCTGTTTTGCCTTTAGACTGTTCTCTAACAGTTTCTCCCGTAACAAATACTCCAGCACCATTAGCTGAGTCTACATAAACTTTTTGTGATAGCGTATCTCTCGTATCTGTATAGATGCTAGTATTTGCTTGCTCAACTAAACCAACATTGCTAACTGATGGAAAGATATAACCTTTTGCGGTAAATGATAAATTCCAAATAATCAACCTTGTGGTTGACATGTCACCTTCATACTCTGTTTGTGGTGTTACAGAATTAAGAATAACAGGCATATCGTATTTTCTTCCAATACTAGGAATAAAATCTACTGTTATTGTAAAATCTGGTGTAAAGAATGGAAGAATTTGTTCTAAAATTTGAGTTCCATCTTCTGTGTTTCTAACATAGATTGCTAACTCAAATTCAAAATTATATGGCACCGGAGCATACTGTGCGCTTATTGATCCATCTGAACCTTGAGCATAATTTCTATTAACAGAAATAAATTTTCTGGATGAATCATACTCTAATCCAACCAAATCAAAAGAGATTCTTGGTACGGATGTTGCAATAGATTTTGTTAAATCTGGATCAGATATCAATCTGGTAACATATTTTTCTTTTGCACCATAAGAAAGAGGAACTCTCATTCTCTCATGCTCAACTGTACCAGCTTTATTGTATCTTACCAAAAGCAAATCATTAAATAGTGTACCAAAAGCAACTACTACTTTACGAATTGTTCTGTTATAATAATGTGTATTACCTAGCATTATGCTTCACCAAATGGATTGTTTTCTGTGAAGTCTAATATTCCATCAGCTTCAGTTTCTATTCTAACGTTGTCTGCAATATCTTCAAATATACTATTACCAACTTGAGTATCATCATTGTATGATATTGCACGCCTTAATGCATTACTTGTATTGCCACGAACATTACCACTAGCAAAAGTTCCTTGAACCTGAATAATGTTTATGGATGAATGTGCAACATAAGAATGAACAATAGCTTGTGCATTTGCTGTAGCTAATGAAGAACCCTGATATATGATTTCTCCAGGAAAAAATGATCCAGTTCCTGCAGGAAATATTGCTGTATTTGCAAGAGGTAAGGCTGCACGTTTGTAACTATCAAATATCTGGTCATCAATTTCATCAACGCCAGTCGAGATAATTTCTTCACTAAAGACAAATTGTTTCAACTTCAAAGCATACACATAAACATTGCCGCCACGACCACGACCTAATGTGTAGAACATAGCTTGATTGTTTTCGTGTTCTACAAACGATATCTCAAAGAAATTTTGTAATAGAGGAATATAAACTAAGTCACCTTCCCTAGGTCTAATTAAAGATGTGCCTAAAGATGCAAATCTTCTGCGGGACATTAGTAATGTTACTTCATCTCTAATCTCTAAGCCAAATTTAGATATGAAGTCGCCTTCGCCATCCATGCCACTAACATTTTCTAGGTACATTTCAATTCCGTAAGCACTACGAAACTCTTTTAATGTATCTTCACCGTATAACATATCCACTT